GTATACGAATTTCTTGTCACCGATCAAGTAGGACTTGCCCGGTACGTGTCCACGAAGGACACACTTTTCAAACGGAAGACCGTTTGCATTCGTATTAGCGCCACCTTTACCACCTTCGATCATCGTTACTTATCACACTCACTTCGTCTTTATGGGTGTTTTAGACATGGTTTGTGTATACTTAGGTACTAAGTTTGATTTAGACATGGTTTGTGGATATGAATTTAAAGTAACACCATACTTTTTTAGAATTTTAAAAACAAAATAAAAAAAATATTTTTTTTGAAACTTTTTTTAGAAAAAAGAAATGTAAAAAATATTTTTTTTTCTAAAAATTTCTAGAGACAAAAAGTTTATAAAATTTTTAAATTTCACCTATACTTAAGATTAAAAAAACCGCATATAAATATCAGAAAATGACGAGCTACCACAAGACCAATTGTAAACGTAACAGTGATTATGTCCGTTACCCTGCATGAATTTATTGGACTCTAACGTTTCGTGTTTCAATCCTACATCCATCGTGTTATACACATCGAACCCAGCGTTCCGCGCCAGGATCGATGCGTCCTTGAAATCAACGGATGTATTGAAAAACATGTACGCTTGTCGTATGTGTACTCCTGTTTTCACGGAGGTATACGGAACTTCGTAGTAGGATGTGAAACTATTTTGACCCACGTACGAATAAATGATGTTTTCCTTTGGCATGAGCCATCGCCGAACCCACGATTCGTCGATGACCGGTGCCACGTCGTAGGACTCCATGTGTTTACGTAACATTTTGGTGACCCTAGGTATGTCTGAACTTTTCATGACCGTGTATTCCGATGTTCCGTGTACCATGTGTGGTCTCTCCCGCTCGTTGGAAAATTTCGCCTTGTTCAGTTTGGGTACGTTTAAAAGTCTGTGCCAATACCCGGTCTTAGCCACCGCCCCGGGAAGTTCGGCGACGGCCGTGTACACGGCTTGCCAAATGCCCCGAGCGTTGGCGCGTCTCCGGATTTCGGATATGAGCAAGGGTGCGAGTCGTTGATTCCGTAACGTATCGTGGACACACAAAAAGTTGATCTGGAGTGCGTCGAAGACGTCCTTCTTGACCCTGTATTTACACGGCATACCCGAGATGAACCCGACGAGCTTACCACCCGATTTGGTTCGAAGCCCGAGATTCCACTCGGGTGTCGTCGCCCACTCGACAAACTTTTCACCGTACTCGAGGGCAAAGTGTTCATCACGAATGTAGTGTGAACTCAGTAGATCCGCAGCTTCCTTTACGGTACACTCGGACCATTCAAACTGTTCAGGTAAAGGCACCGGGTTTGGGTCATAGTCTCTCGACGTGTCTACTTCCCCCGTGTATTCACTGTGATCATCTGGCACGGGTTGTGTGTTCCAAAACTTGTGCATTTGTGTATACGCGCACCTTAGTTTTAAGTTGGCTTAAAGTTTTGACACGCGTATAACACAGAAAAATGTCTCTCGAGCAAGATTATACCACCGTTCCCGGTCAACTCTATGCCTGCCTCTCCGTGGTGGGTCCAGAGTGTCCACAAAAGAATGACAAGTTTGGCATCAAGATTCGAGGTGCTTTCAACTCGCGTGAAGAAGCTGCGTCTCACGCCAAGCGTCTCCAAAAGGAAGATGCCACTTTCGATATCTACGTCGTGGACATGTACAAATGGCTCTTGATTCCACCGGATCCTTCGGCCATCGATGACGTCCACTATACCAACGAAAAGCTCGAAGAGCTCATGAGTGGATACAAAGAGAACCAACAAATGGCGGCGAAGATGTTCGAAGAACGTAAGCGAGACATGATGGAGAGTGGTACGAACACATTCATCAAGCCTGGTGACGAGAACTCCAAGTACTACACGAAGCCAGATGAAGCCCCAATTTCTCACCCGGCCGAAGTCATCGAGCGCCTCAAGAAGGAGAAGCCAGATGCTCCTATGGAAGAACTCGTGAAGGAAGCCGACGAGATCGTGGCGAAGGAAATCGAGGAACGTAAGAAGAAGCGTGAAGCGGAAGCGAAAACGGAGTCTACGGAAGCGCAAATCAATGAAGGTAAAGTGGAAGAAGGCGAAGAAGCGACCTCGAACTAAATTGAAAAATTAAAATCACACATATAATAAGTATGTTGACCATCGCACTCAACGTGGTGACCATTCTTATCGTGTTGTACATATTCGGTTTAATTCTGAAAGACAGAGATGTCAGAGAACTTAAACGGAAGATGGAAGAGGAACCGAGTCACGTATCTGCGACTGAGGTCGGAGACGCTATTTCTAAAGATCCACTCGTAGTGAGCAGAGCGTATTTTTTGGAATCAAAAGAAGAACCCACGACTGATTTCAAGGGATTCTCAACCTGGACGAAGGATGACTGGTTGCATGGTTTTCCCCATGAAGAATCCCAGAATGAAGGCGACGAAGATGACGATGTAGGCAGTCTTGTCGAGGTTACTGAATAGATCTATCTTTTCAGATTGCATCGGGTAAGGTGAAGGAGGTGGAGGAGGTGGAGGCGCGTAATAGTACACGGGCTGTTCCTGTTCAGGTTCTTCTAGTGCGTCTCTAATAGACGAAGAGCCTTCTTTATCCATGAGATCTGGACTGTATTCAATTGGATTACCTATATCGCTCTCCATTTTATAAAATGGCGGACTATTTTTTTAAGTAGATTATTCCTCATCTTCATCCTCGTCGTCGTCATCGTCTACGACAAACCCACGTAGATTGCCGTTTTCATCGGCGTCTTCATCGTCGTCCTCGTCTTCGGATTCGTCGTCTGATTCGGAATAGAAATCAGATTCATCATCCTCGTAGTCTTCGTCGTCATCGGTGTAATCATCCTCGACGTCTTCGAAGAGTTCGAGACGTTCCGGTGGTTTAGAAACTCGCCCTGAGCGTGTTCTGGTAGCCATTTATGTTTAAAATGTGTGTAATCTTTAAGTTCTTCTGTATAAAAGCTCAAATTCGAGCGTTATGCGTGCGAGAATGTCATCAATCTCTTCTATGAGTGTAGAATCGGAAGAAGGGCCGTAAAGTGCGAGTTCTTCCATGTTTTTGATGGCACGTTCGAGGAGTTTTCTGGAGATATCATCGTGTCCCTTGTACTCTCTCGCCATGTTTATGTTTGCGAGGAATTCACGGTAAAGCACTTCATTGAGTCCTGAATACTTATGCGTTTCGCGTATGAGAGTATCGAGTGTGTCTAGCTCCACACCCTTCGTAATGAGCTTGGAAGACATGTAAATGACTGCGATGAGGAATACAACTGCTAGCATCTATAACTTACTTGCTATTTTATCTATAAGTAAGTGTGCGCGGGTGGTACACGCACACACCTGTTTAATGGTTGCCTTGTCTGTATTGAAAGACACCTTTTTGGAGCACGCGGTACACGTGTGATTCGTTTCGATCGTTCTTTTCTTGATCCCTTTCTGTTTCTTGATATCCGTGATGTCAAATTCTGTATCCTTGAGTATGTGTCTCTGGATGTACCCTTTGAGATCACCTTTTACGTCGTTGTCAGGTTTCGGTTCCACCTTCTTTTTTGGAATGGGTTTATATTTCGTGACATCGAGCTTTTCCACGATGTTTTCTGGGAGTTGGTGTCTTCTGCCTGAAAAGTCTTTACAGAATCCATAGTGACGCCCGCGGATGGTTTCGCACCTACAGAAACACTTTTGGCACACTGTGTCCCCTAAAATGTGAAACCACACGTGATTTGAGCCGTGTTGTCTCTTTGTGTTTTCACAGTACCTGGACGTGGTGGCCACGAGATAACTATTCTTTTCCTTGTAAATCTTTGTGACCCTCGCATTCGCTTGACCGTCCATGTTTCGGCGTATGAATGTTTCGAGAAGCGCCATCGTTTCGGGATCCGTGAATTCATTCTTGGTCTGTGCGGCTGTGAACGTACCCTCGAGTTTCTTTGTTCCTTCGATGATTTTTGGTTCCACATCTTGTGTTCGGAGCGTGGCCATGTGCATGAGTTTTACACTCGGTTCCGGGGAAACCTTTTGAAACATGGCAAGTGGTCCGTGTTTGTAGATGAACACGGGCAAATACTCACCCTGTGTTTCCTTCCCTTTATCACATGCGGCACATCCCGTACCATTACACGCCTCATGTTTACCTTTCTTGTGGGACCAAGGCATTCTGAAACCACTCCCCTTCGTGTTTCTCTCACTGCTTCCGTATACGGATAAATCCACAATGTTTTCCCAGTCTTTGGATCCATACACGAGTGTTAACGTCGAGATGATGTGTTGACGGAGTGCGATCGCGGATGACCTGTTTACCGGAAAATCCGGCCAATTGATGTGTACCCCCGTTTTCATGAGGTCGCCCACAGGTTTTGGTTTCGCGACGGATACGAGTGCGTCTTTTCCACCGTATTTAGACACTTTGTCACATATTACACGACACACGCGCTCGACCTCTTCGATGGTCATCGCGTCGTCATCTTTATAGTCGAGATCCACGAAAAAGTTGTATGCGTCCACGGTCTTTTGTTCGACCACGAAGAGCTTTTCGCCCGAGTGTATACACTCCACGTACTTTTCATAAAAGTCATTCAATCTATCAAAAGGCACGGATAGGACGCCACCGTCCATGAGCACATGTGATAGATTGGTTGCTTTACAGAAACCATTGCTTTTGCACCAGTTTCTGAACATGCTTACTTACCAATACATTGATTCATTTTTTTAATCATCTTCATCTTCATCTTCCAAACCGTGTCTAATGGTTCGCATGAGTGACACGTCTGGGTAAATGTGTTCAGATTCACTGAGTTCCTTTTTCAAGGTCAAGAGTTCGTAGACCGTTTTTTCCTGAACATCTTCGATGTATGCAGATGCTTTTCTTTCTGTGTAATTCTTTTTATTCAAAAGCAAGTCCTTTATTTGCATGAGAATGTAACTCTTGGACTTCATTATTTTATAGCAAAGGATTTTCTATTCAAAGAAGTCACACACGCATAGAATTCTGGGTTTTCTAGGATGTTTTTAGTGATCCTGTCCCACTGTTTCTTAGATCGAAACTCCTGGAGTGTTTCGAACGCCATGAAATCATTTTCATCGTGTGTGCGCTTGATCGGTTGCTTTTGTATTTTTTTAATCATCATTTTTTGTTTCTCTTCGTTAAACTTCTTAACGAGATCTGCCTGTTCTGGTTTCGTGTAATTCACGAAAAATACGAAAACGTTATATTCGAGATCCACTGTGGGACTCTCTTTGACTGTAAATTTAAATTCTGTATATTCACCTCTTTTAAGAGACACGACCCCCCGGGTCTCTTCTTCGAGTTCACGTAGAGCACATCGAATGGGATTAAAAATCTCTCTCCGTCTGCACCCTCCCGTGACAAATATCCAATCTTTGAAGCGCTTATCTCTCACTGTGAGGAACCTTGGTTTGTCTCCCGTAAATGTTACCGGTATCGCGATGGCCTTGTATTTTTTCATTGCGCTGTTCGCAAGTTACAATTTCCAGAGATGTTAATTTTCCCCCGACTCGGCAGTCACGGGAGTTGGTTCATCACCGTCTTCTTCCTCTACCGCGATGGTCTTAGAGGTCGTTGGACGTGGTTGGGGTGGGGTGTGCGCTTGAACGAGTTTATTACAGAAACCTTTGATACCTTCGATATCATCTTTAGCTTTGGAGAATTCCTTATAGATGTACACAGTCGCGGCGATGCACGCCACGATGGCCACGATCGTGAGAGTCTCTCGGTCGAAGGACAACATATTTATGTAATAGAAACGTTGAATCTTTTTAAGTAGATATAATTGCGCCCATATGTGTTTGCTTGTTCTGTGGGCATGGATAACCTTTTTCCGCGAATTGCACCTCCTGGTAATGTCCCTCTTTACACGGGGCATTGGGTGCGATGAAAGTTTCGAGTGTCCTGGATTTTGGATCGTACGTGAGTACGAAAACGAATCCTAGAAGAAACAAATACTTCCAGAACATTTGTTATTAGCGTGTAAATAAATTTAGTTCGAGTACATCAAACCACCCATACCGTTTTCGATGCGGAGAATGTTGTAGTTGACAGCATACATATCAGCGTCGAAGGTGTCAGAATCGATCATGAAACGAGCGGAATCCAATCGGCTGAAGTTGAGAGAACCCGTTGGCTGGAGCTTGGAGGTTTCGAGGCAGAATGGGTACAAGAACATGGTTTCATCGCTACCACGGATTTCAGAAGAAGTGGTGTGGTAGTACTTGGTGCACGCGGTGTAGTGTGGGTTCACTGGCTTGGCGTCGGTCACATCGGTACCATTGATTTGCAATCGAAGCTTGCTGTTAATGAAAGCGAGGTTGTTTGGGTTGTAAGCCGCGAGATACTTGATTGGGTGGTTGTAGTTCACCTCTTGGATGGCGGAACCGGATTGGATGGAACGTTGGGTTTGGGTGATTACCATGTTTTGTGGCATGGACGCCAAAGTAGTGCGTTCATCGGTATCCAAGTAGATGTATTGCGCGTGGACTTCATAGTCCCCGACAACTGGGGTATCCCACGTGATACGCAATTCCACATCGTGGTACTGGAGCGCAATCAATGGAATCGCAGATTGCCAGTTTTCGCAGAACGAAAATCGGAGTGGGTAGAAAGACCATGGGGCGGCGACACCCGCAGGGGCAGACTTGGAGTAGCTTTGAGCCATCGTGACTGGTGCGATGTACTGGGAGAAGTGAGAGGTTTGTTCATCAATGACTTGACCCCCAATCAAAAGTTCAACCTTTTTGATTCGATTGATCCAATCGGACGCTGCGAGTGCCTGTGGGGTACGACGCGTGATGTAGCAGTAACCGAGGAGGTCACCCTTGCGTTCGAAACGAACGGTAGAGATACCACCATTGGTTGGAGTCCCCTGGAGCACTTGGCGCTCCACAGTTTGGGCGAAGTTCGTGTGACGACGATAGTTAGATCTGAAGAAGCTGACTTCGGGTTGACCGACGAGATGGGCATCCTGGGCACCGACGGCGACGAGTTGGGCAATACCACCAGACATTTTATATATATTGAGGTTATTTTTTTATGTGAGGTTATCACATGAGTAAGCACACGTACGCATTGGCACTGTCCACCATCGCTGGGTACGCATATTATCAAATCATGGAAGCGTCTTTGCCTACGGAAGCGAACTGTAGTTACATGGCAGCACCCGTGACGGACCTACTGGCGTTTATCTGGGGTTTCGTGCTTGTGGCGTATGGGTTTCAATACGATAACGCGATTTTGACGTTCATGGGTGCGAGTATCGTCGTCGAACACGTGTTTCAGTTGA